GGTAAAGTAGTAGAACACTCTATTGATCCTTTTGATAGTCATAAAGATTTATTAGTAGAAGGTGAACGAGTTGAAGTTAAAACACAAACTCGCTATTATACTAAAGATTGTTTTACTCTTAAAACGAATCAACTTAAAAAATGTATGGATGGGTTTTATATTGTAGAGTGTCCTACATCAGCAAGTAATGTATCTTCACTATATAAAGTAGACAAAGGTTTTAGATATACCACAGGTCAGATGAATAATGGAGATATTAGATACGAAATAAAAAGATTGCAACCAGCTATCACAAAATTAACAGACATTGAAGGTAAAGAGAAAATGTTATTGAGAAGATACAGCACAAATTATGTACGAACTAAAAGATTATCTTAAAGCTATTAATGAATCAAAAGAGAATTTATTAGACACACCAGACCCGACTTGGGAAAAGAAGTACCCACCCTTTGTAATTAACCGTTGTCTATCTATGTTCTATGATACCATAATGCATAGTAATGAAATGAACGGACTACACTTTCTATCTAAACGTATGCAATTTCACTATTTAATAAATAGTATACGAAAGAAAAGGCGATTTGGAGGTAGGTGGTTATCAAAAACCAAGTTGAAGAACCTAGACATTGTAAAAAGGTATTATGGATATAGCAATACAAAAGCAAAGGAAGTACTCAACATACTTACAGATGACCAAATTGAAAGACTTAAATTAAACCTTATACAAGGTGGGAGAAAGTTTAAATGAGTGAGGATATTATTAGTTGGTCACAAGGCGATATGCTTGAGGTGACCATTAAACAACCTGATGATTTCTTAAAAGTCAGGGAAACGTTAACAAGAATAGGTGTGGCGAGTCGTAAAGATAAAACATTATATCAATCTTGTCATATATTACACAAGCAAGGCAAATATTATATAGTCCATTTCAAGGAATTATTTGCATTAGATGGTAAAAAATCTACATTAACTCAAAACGATATTCAAAGAAGAAATACCATATCTTTATTATTACAAGATTGGAACTTAATTGATATAGTTAAAAAGGATATAACAGAAGATAAAGCACCATTGAGTCAGATAAAAGTATTACCATTTAAAGAAAAGAAAGAGTGGACGTTATCTGCTAAGTACAACATTGGGAAGAAAGTGGACGACAAGAAAAAAGAATTTAAAAAAACACCAACTACGAGTCCAATGAGTGATGAATAAATGCAGATACCAAAATTCAAAGATTACATAACAGAAGCAAAAACTTCTGGACCATATAGATTAATCATTATATCAGATGAACCTGAAAATGATTTAAACTTCCATACAGCAAAAAACTTAATGAAACAAGCAGATAAGCTTGGTCATAAGTCATACATCTATAGAAATACTGGTGGGTATGTAACCGTTGAAGATGATGGAGAAATGTATTTCCATAATCAAGATGACAAAAAAGGATTTAGAGTATCAGCAAAAGATACAGTTGCTATTGTAAGAGGTTCAGTAGTACGTAGAGATAGTTGGATGGACTTGGTATCAAGATTAGAAAAACACCAAGTGTGTGTAATTAACAGTAGACAATGTATTAGTATGTGTGCTGACAAATATAGAACTTCATTAAGATTAGCAGACTATGGTATTAAACAACCTAAATCAGTATTGGTAACTGATCCAGAAAATTCAATACAATCATTTGAAAGTTTGGAAGAAAAGTTTCCTGTTATCTTAAAGACATTAAGAGGTTCAAAAGGTGTTGGTGTCTTGTTTATTGAATCAGAAAAATCATTAGATTCAATAGTACAATTACTTAATAAACAAGATGAAGATTCTGATATACTATTGCAACAATATATAAAAACTAAATGGGATGCTAGAGTATTAGTATTGCAAGGTAAAGTATTTGCTGCTATGAAAAGAAAAGTTGTACCAGGAGATTTCAGAAGTAATGTATCAAGAGGTGCAGAAGTAGAAGAATTAACACTAACAAAAATAGAAACAGAAGAAAGTTTAAAAGCTGCTAAGGCAGTAGATGGTCAATGGGTTGCAGTAGACTTTATTCCTTCGGAAAATAGAGTAAAAGAACCACCATTTGTTATTGAAGTTAACTCTTCACCAGGTACAGAAGGTATAGAAGAGGCAACACATAGAAATTTAAGTAAAGAAATAGTACAATATTTTGAAGATAGAGATAACTGGAAGAAAGTACCTACCGAGTGTGGATATAAAGAAGTTGTCCATATACATCCATTTGGACGTATAGTAGGTAAGTTTGATACAGGTAACTCTGGTACGTCTGTTATACACGCTGATAAAATAAAAAAAGGCGGTGGTAAAGTTACTTGGTCATTAGAAGGTAAGACACTTACAAACGATATAGTGCGTAAGCAAACAATTGAAGTAGGCGGATTAAGAGATTATAAAGAAGAAAGATTAGTAATAAAACTTGATGTAGAATTTGCAGGTGGATATTACAAAGAAGTAGAATTTACCCTAGACGATAGGGATGAAAAATCTAAAATATTATTTGATAGAGAAACAATGAATCGTTTTAACGTAATGGTTAATCCGAATCGTAAATATATAATAACTACAAAGTATAGTTTAGATGACAAGAAAGGAGAAGATAAAAAATAAGATGAGTATAAACGGAAAAGTAAAATGGTTTAACCCAACAAAAGGTTATGGTTTTATTGCTAGAGAAGACAATGAGAAGGATGTTTTTGTACATTCCTCAGCGGCTAAAGCAGCAAACCTGGAACTTAATGAAGGCGATGAACTAACTTTTGAAATTACTGAAACACAAAAAGGTAATTCAGCAGTAAATTTACAAAGACAATAAAGAAGGGACTACAATGGTTGAAATAACCAGAAGTAAAGAAGAGATAGCAAAGGACATTAAATTTATCTTGGAAGATAAAGTTGCTCCTGCTGTGGCTCAGCACGGTGGGTTTATAAATTATTTAGACTTTGATATGGATTTAGGTGTTGCAAAATTAGAACTAGCAGGTAGTTGTTCAGGATGTGCAATGTCTAAACAAACATTACATCAAGGTGTGGAAGATATGCTTAAGCATTATGTTCCAGAAGTTAATGCCATTGTAGGAGAAGACGACCAAAAAGCAGAAGAACGAGGGTATACACCATTTGTACCTAGAACTAGCATTGACTAATTTTTAATTCTATGATATATTATAATCAAGGAGAAATATAATGGCACTTAGCGAAACTGAAATCTTAATCTGTAGATTGATAACTGGAGAAGATGTTATCGGAAAAATTACAGTAGGTTCAAAAGTTATCACAATACATAAAGGGTACGTTATCATACCAACACAATCAGCAAAGGGACAACCTATACAGTTGATGATGACGCCTTATGCTCCATATTCAGATGGAGATATTGTTGAAGTCAACGCAGATAAAGTTGTATCTATAACAAAACCAAAAGAACATATTAAACAAAACTATGTCAGTAGTACTTCATCTATTGTAACACCTAAAAAACAGTTAATAACTGAAACAGGTTTGCCTACATTAGATAAGTGATAGATGTATATTTTGTAAGGGACGGATCCAAGATTCGTGTTCAGACTAAAGAAGGTTTGAGTGCAATGGAGGCAGCGAAATTTGAATCACACGTACCAATACCAGAAATTCCTGCCGATTGTGGTGGTAATTGTATGTGTTGTACGTGCCACGTATATGTTGATGAGAAGTGGATAGACAAAGTACCAAAACCAGAAGACTTATCAATAGAAGAAGAACAATTAGAATATGAAAGAGGATATAAACCAGGTGTTAGTAGATTAAGTTGTCAAATAAAACTTACTAAAGACCTTGATGGTTTAATTCTCCATTTGAGACCAGATGAACTTTTATAAAAATGTAATAGAATATAAAGGCAAACTACTTGTTAGAGGTGTAAGAGATAACAAAGAGTTTAAAGAGAAGATTAATTTTTCTCCAACATTATATTCAGTATCACAACATCAAGAAAAATTTAAATCATTACAAGGACATAATTTAAGACCTATTGGGTTTTCATCTATTGACGCTGCTCGTAGATTTAAACGTGATGTCGCTACTAAAAATGCACCAGTCTATGGACTTGATAGATTTCATTATCAATACATCAATGAAGAGTATCCAAAACAAGTTAAGTGGTCAAAAGAATTAATTAAAATATTTACATTAGATATAGAATGTACCTGTGAAAATGGATTTCCAGAAGTAAATAATCCAGTTGAAGAACTATTATGTATTACAGTTAAGAATCAATCAAACAAACAACTTATAACGTGGGGTGTTGGTGAGTTTAAAACTTTACGTACAGACGTAACTTATATTAAATGTACAGATGAAAGACATTTAATAATGGAGTTTATGAAATTCTGGTTGAAGAACTATCCAGATGTTATTACAGGTTGGAATACTAAATTCTTTGACCTACCATACTTGATGAATAGAATTCAATTAGTTGCAGGTGCTAAAGTTGCAAGTAGAATGTCGCCTTGGAACTTAATACATAAAGAAGAAATAATTATAAGAGGTAGACCTAATACATATTATTCATTGTTTGGTATTGCAATGTTAGATTATCTTGATTTATATAAATGGTTTATACCAGTAAGACAAGAGAGTTATAGATTATCTTTTATAGGTGAAACTGAATTAGGTGAAACTAAAGTAGAAAATCCATATCCAACATTTAAAGATTTCTATACAAAAGATTTTCAAAAATTCGTAGAGTATAATATTCAAGACGTAGAAATAGTTGATGGTTTAGAAGACAAGTTAGGGTTAATTGATTTATCTTTAACCTTTGCGTATGAAACTAAAGTAAACTATAACGATATTTTCTCACAGGTGAGAGTTTGGGATACATTAATCGCAAACCACTTGATGACAAAAAAGATTTGTGTACCTCCTAGAGAGGACCACGTAAAGGACACCAAGTATGAAGGTGCGTATGTGAAAGAACCTAGACTTGGTATGCAAAAATGGGTGGTGTCTTTTGATATCAACTCTCTTTATCCACATATTATTGTACAATATAATATTTCTCCCGAAAAAATATTAGGTGTTAAACCATCTGGTGTTTCTGTGAATAAAATGTTGAGTAAGAAGACACCCCTAGATTATTTAAAAACTGAAGGTGCTTGTATAACACCTAACGGTGCAATGTTTAAAAGAGATAGTCAAGGGTTCTTACCTGAAATGATTGAAAAGATTTATAAAGACCGTGTGATATATAAGAAACGTGAGTTAAAAGCACAAAGAGAATATCAAAAGAATCCAACAAACGAATTAAAAAAAGAAATTGCTAGATGTCATAATGTACAATGGGCAAGAAAGATTGCATTAAACAGTTGTTATGGTGCAATAGGTAATCAGTACTTTAGATATTATGATATAGCACAAGCAAGTGCTGTAACTACAGCAGGACAATTCATTATTAGATTTGTAGAACAAAAAGTAAATGAATATCTAAATCAAATATTACAAACACATAATGAAATAGATTATGTACTAGCGTCTGATACAGATTCAATTTATGTATCGTTTGATAAACTTGTAGAGAAGACTTGTAAAGATAAAACAGA